TGCTGTATGCTGGCTTAAACGTTCCGTCCCAGATACCGCTGTATTGCCGCGTCTGCGGGTTATAGTTCGACGGCACCTGCAGAATACGCCCGCGCAGATGATAATTACGGCTCACCTGCTGGCTGCCGAACTGCTCCGAATCCACCTGTACGCCGACCAGTGCCGTGTTCGGGTAGCACTGTTTCACATCGATGATTTCGGTGTATGACGACCAGAGCGTTTTGTTCTGCAGCTGGTCTGTGGTGCTGTCCGGCGTCATCCTGCGCATCCGGATACTGAACGGGCGCGGCGGCAGGTTACCCACCACCACCGAGGCCAGATACTGCGAGGTGGTTTTGCCCTTAATGGTGATGTCTTTTTCCGTCACCCAGCCACCATTACGCTGTATCTGAACCAGCAGGCGGACTTCCGACGGATTCCTGTCACCCTTTGAGGTGGTTTCCACCAGTGCCTGCACACCGAAGGTAAAACGCAGACGGTCAATGTTTGCCGACGTGATGGTCCGGGTGATCGGCGTGTCATATTTCACTTCCGTACCCAGCACCGTCTCGGAGCCGGAGGATTCAAACCCCTCCGGCGGTGTCTGCTCCTGCTCACCGGCACGGAACACCACCGTGACACCGGAGATGTTGGTATTCCCCTCACTGTCCAGCACCGGCGTACTGTTCAGCAGCACGCTTTTTAATCCATCCACCGGACCTTCAACCGGCCCTTCGCTGATGGCATCGATCACACTCAGCAACTGCGTGGACTTCAGGTTGTCCTTCGCTTCGCGCGGAGTATGCCCCTTACTGCTGCCTTTACCCATTCCTCACGCTCCATAAACGACAAAACCGCCCGCAGGCGGTTTCACATAAAACATTTTGCATCAGCGACCAATCACCACAACCTGACCACCATCCCCTTCGTCTGCCGTGCTGATCTCCTGAGAAACCACCCGCGACCCCACGCGCATTTCACCGTACAGAACGGGCAGAACATTGCCCTGGGCAACCATGTTATCCAGTGAGGAGAAATACGTGTTCTGTTTGCCGTTATCTGTACTGGCTGCCGTGGGCGTCCTGGCTTTCGGTGCCAGCATCTGCGCCACTCCGCCCAGGATCATACTGGCCCCTGCCGCATACATGCCCGATACAGCCGCGGCACCCAGCCAACCCACAGGATTCCACCATGCCACCGCAATCAGCGCCGCCCCCAGCACCACCTGAAACACACCGCCACTTTTAGCTCCCGCCAGACGCGGCACGATGTGGATCACGGCACCATTTGCCAGCGGCTCATTAAGACGGGCAGATAATTCATTTTCGCCTGCATCACGCCCGGCAATGCGCACCTGATACCAGCCGTCATTCAGTTTCTGACGAAACGCCGGGAGCTGTGTGGCCAGCGCCCGGATGGCTTCGGCCCCCGTTTTCACACGAAGGTCGATGCGGCGGCCAAATCGTTGCAAATCCCCGTAAAGGCAGATGCGTGCCATGCCCGGTGACGCCAGAGGGAGTGTGTGCGTCGCTGCCATTTGTCGGTATACCTCTCTCGTTTGCTCAGTTGTTCAGGAATATGGTGCAGCAGCTCGCCGTCGCCGCAGTAAATAGCGGCATGATTCGGCACCGATGAACCAAAACAGCACAGCAGCACATCGCCCGGCTGCGCCGCTGACAACGGCACCTGATACAGCCCTGTGGCCTCCAGATTATCCAGATAGAGATTCTGACCATGACGCCACCAGTCATCCTCACGATGAAAATCCGGCATCTCAATCCCCGCCAGATGATAAGCATCCCGGAACAGCGTGTAACAGTCCGTCACCCCGTGCTCAAAGCGCCGCCCGGTAAGATGCGGCACACAGCGGAATTTATGAATCTCACCCCGGCAGACCAGCCACCACGGCAAATCACTCTGCACCTGCAGCCGCCGGTCAGCCTCACTCAGCCAGGGCAGACCACCGGGGTGGCTGTGGACCAGCGCCACAATCTCACCCTGCATCTCTGCCCGCAGCCAGTCCTCCGGCGACATCCGGAAATACGCCTCCGGCTCACCGGAGATATTCACGCAGGGAAAATATCTTTCCCCCTCCGGCGTTCTCACCACGAAGCCGCACGACTCCGCTGGCGCACATCGCCGGGCGTGCGCCAGAATCGCTGATTCTGTCTGTGTCATGGGATTTACTGCGAAAGTTTGTTAATGGAAAGGAAGCCGCCAAAGTTGCCGACATTATTGCGGAACTTACAACCACTCAGGCATTTGCTGCATTTATCCTTCGTGATATCGGACGTCGGCTGGTCATATTCATCCGCGACAGCCGGACCGTGATAACCACACTCATCGCCGCGATAGGTCCAGGTGCAGGTGTTGGCCAGCATGATACGCCCCGGAAAAACAGCACCATCCGTTTCCGTCGGCGTGGACAACACAAAGGAGGCACTGACCGCACTCAGTTCGCTGCACTGCTCGATGCGCCAGCGGCTGATCACCTCCTGCTCCGGATCGGCGTCACTGTTTCCGTTGACGAAGTTCACCGCATCCAGAAAACGGGCGTAAACCTTACGCCGGACCACCGTTCCGCCGACCAGACTCTGCAGGTCTTCCGCCATCCCGGTGACCATGCCGTGCAGGTTAGAAACCGTCAGTGTCGGACGGGCAGCACTGCCCTTGCCGTTCAGTTCAAATCCCGTCCCCTGAATGGGATACGCCTGATACTGTCGCCCCTGCCAGGTGACCGGCTCACCTTTTTCGTTCTGCTCATTACAGAAAAAATAACGTTCTCCACCGACCACTGTCAGATCGATTTCCCAGAGCACCACCTGGGCTGACTGAGTGAGGCGTGTCGTCTCATGATGTGTTTCCTGTGGAATATCCTGCATCAGAGACTCCTATGCCACGACCTGTTCAAAATCTGCCGTTATGGTTACCCACAACGCCCCCACGCTTGCCGACCATTTACGACAAACCACCCTGATCGGCTTCCAGTCATAAGGTGGCGTCCACTGAAATGCGCGGACGCCACCGTGCCGTTCCAGAAAGGCTTTTAAAGATGGGTGTTCACATTTACGAACACGTATCGTCACGCTGTAAGTCGACAACTGGTTATTCAGTCCCGCCGCACGACGCTGTTCATAACCATCGCCCAGCTTCACTGTCACCACTTTCGGCTCTGATACCACATTCATATCCGGGCGCACTTTCCAGTGAAACGTCTCCATTACCGATATGCTCCACTTAACCGACCACCATCACGGGCCTGCTGTTGCATAAAGTCCGCTGCCGCTTTTTTCCCAAGGTCATAAACCACCTTCAGGGCAGCCGGACCTATCTGCCCGTTCGTGCCATCGTTATTGATCTCGATGTTGTACTGCGGGGCAAACATCGCCATACCTGAACCACCAATGTCCGCCACAACCCCCAGCTTACCGTCAGCACCACGACGCAGTGGCAGAATGGCTTCAGGTCCAGCTTCCCCCATCACACCCGCGCCTTTTGCAAAAGCAAAAAACGTCGGACGGTTAACCACCGTGCCACTGTAACGACTCAAATCAGCAGACTGATAAATCCCCCCATTGGCATTCAGGGAAAGGCTGCTGAGATCAAATCCCAGTACACTGCCAATCCCTTTTATCGATTTCATCACGGTTGCCTGCGCCAGGATCTTCGCCATATCTGACAGCACCGAAGAGGTGAAGGATTTGAAGTTGAGTTTGCCGGTAGTGACAAAAGTTGCCAGGCCATTTCCCATGTTGCTGAAGGCTGACGAGAACACCTGTTCTGCTGTTCCTGCCGTATTGTCTGCATCCACGGTAAAATCCTGAAATGCACGCAGGACTCCGTTTTTCCAGTTACCCTGCACAACTTCAAGCTGTTGCCAGTAACGGCGATTCTCATTCAGTTGTCGGTTCAGGCTCTCCGTCAGCGCCTGCTCGGACTTTCTGTAGTCATCCGTGTTATATGTCCCTTTCTGCTCACTATCCCGCCTCAACTGCTCCAGCTGTTGCTGGTATTTCTGGCGAAGACTCAGTTGTACCTGATATCGCTGCCGCTGCTGATCACCCATACCCACCGTGGCGATATCCAGGTCATGTTGCTGACGCTGAGCGCGCTCTTCTTCAGCCAGTTGACTGGTCAGCTGAATTGTTTTTTTCTTCAGCTCGTTGAGTGCCGTCTGTTTCTGAAGCTCCTGCTGTTTTACATCCAGCAGCGTCAGTGCCTGAATCAGTTCATCTTTACGGGCCAGCACACTCTTTTCATCTGCCGTCAGTTTTTTCCCGTCCAGGTCGCTGATGCGCTGCTGCAGAGCCAGAAGCTGTTTATGCGCTTCTGTCATCCTTTCCGTGGCAATGCCTGCTGACTGTCTGGCAGCAGCAATCTGTCCTTCCACCTGTGCCTGTTGCTGACTGTACTGCAGCAATAACCGGGTGGCCTCATCATTACGGGTTTCGCGTGTTTTTTTCTTACCGGATGCCAGGGCTTTCTCGTAACGTTCATTTTCACGTTGTATCGCCGCATCCCTGACAGCCTGATCGGCGTACTGCATGGCATTAATACGCGCAATTTCACGCAGATGTCGTGCTGCTTCCGTTTCATTCATCCGGTTCAGTGCAGCATTTTCAGCATTACGGCGTTTCTGTTGCTCCTGATAATTCCGCTCTGCCTGCTCTTTTGCATCCTGCAAATCCTTCTGGCGTTTTTTCTCCTGAAGCTCGTTAAGACGCTGCTGATCGTACTCAACCTGAGAAGATGATGCCATCCAGGGGAGTCTTTTCGCCCGCGACACTTTCTCCTGTAAAGCGGAAATCTGTTCATCCAGCGAGTCTTCACGACCAATATTCATGGCCGCATCCCAGAAACGACTCCATAAATCAGACAGATACTTCAGCGTACTGCCCAGCGCATTGAGGTTATTATCAATATCCGCAGTACGCCGACCGGTTTCCTCTGCCAGTGCAGACATGGCTATCCGTGCCGCATCACTGGACCGCCCCTGTTCCCCAAGGACGCGTATCTGCTCAAGCTGAGTGGCAGTAAGAAAATGCAGCTCATTGTCCAGAGCCTTCGCGGCATTTACAGGATCATCCTTCAGCCGCTTAAACTGATTTATGGTATCGCTGACCGACTGGCCAACCGATCGCTCCATCTGTGCGGCAGCTCTCGCCACCATACCGATATCGTTTCCACGAAATGCACCACTCCCCACCACCTGAGCCAGCGCACCGGCTGCAGCATGTTGCGTGATACCATTCCCGGAAATAGCACGACTGAGCGTCCACAGCTGCCCGGCAGTGACTCCGGCATAATGCCCCGTCAGCGACAGCTGGCGGTTAAATTCTTCCCCCTCCTTCTGACCGTCATACCAGGCTTTACCCAGACCATAGACAGCCGCGGCAATACCGCCAATAACCCCGCCAAGCATCATGCCTTTCGGTGACATCAATGTGTCTATCCACCCGGCACGGTTAGCCAGCGTTATTCCGGATCCCCTCAGCGCACCTAAATTTCCGCGGGCCAGTTCACCTATCAGAACGCCTATCTCCTGACGGGCCGCTGCACTTTTCAGCCCCAGCGAATGCGTGGCTTTTCCTGCCTGCTCCATTTTGCGGATATACACTTCTGCAGCACTGCTTACCCCCAGTTGGGCAGCCTTAGCACGAAGCAACTCAGAAGAAGAAAGATTCTGGCGGGTTGCCTGCTCTTTAAGCTGACGGATAAACGCCACTTTCTGTCGGGTAGCCTCTTCCTCAGCCTGTGTAAGAACACGGGTTTTCGCCGTAACCTCAGAAATCAGCGCCAGATAATCCTGCTGACCAATCCCGCCACTGTTTCTGGCCTGTCGGATCTGCTGCTGAATACGCTGTAATTCCTGCAGACCCGCACTGGCCTGTTTCACACTGTCAATCTGACGATAAAACGCAGCAGCCGCTTTATCCTGAGCCTCCGCCAGAGCCATGGCCTGCGCCTGTTCCTCGCGCATTTTCTGGCTCAGCGCCTCCATGCGCTGGCGGGTTTTCTCCACCTCGCGGGCCATGCGTTCATGAGCCTGTGCGTTCTTCTCCACCGTCTGCGCATGGACGGATGCGGCTGTTGCAGCCGAAGACGCCGCCTGCGTTGTCTGCCGGGCGGCCTGAGTCTGACGCTCCATAAAACGCTGCATACGGGCAGAAGACCGTTCTGCATCGCTGGCTGCACCATTCAGAAGGTTTTTGATACGGGGGATTTCATTTTTAAACTCTGCCGCATCAATCCCCAAATCAATGACCAGGTTGGCTATCTGGTCCATAACGCACACCTCCGGAAATACCTTCCCCAAGATGCATCAGTTCTTCGTCCGTTCGCTCCGGTATCCCGTTCTCTTCCGGTAAAAGGCTGAAATCAGCCACCGCAGCATCACTGCTGCCGGACACCATTCTCACGATCAATGCCTTCAGCGAGGCAAACTGCGCATCCATCCACACATCACTGAAGCTCTGCATCCGGAAATAATCGCCCCACTCACCAAGCTCAGTGGCCGACATTTCCGACAGCATCCGCCGCCAGTCTGCCCGCCGGAACTCCCGGGCAAGCCGCATGACAAACTGCATTTCCCGCGTCAGGACTTTTCCGGCGTCAGCGCCTCATGCTCATCATCCCCGGCATTATCAATGGCCCCCATACCGCTCAGCGACAGAACCATCTCCGCCCCCGCACCCAGGGCATCATACGACCATGTTGTAATAACGGATGCGCAAAGCGTCTCTACATCCTTAGACTGATCCGCATTCCACAGTGAGCGGGAAACCAGCCAGGCATTGATATCCATCCCCATCCGCAGAAAAGCAATCTGTCGTTCAGCCTCCGGCAGTTCTCCCTCACCGGCATCAAACTTTGCCGTTCGCTGCTGAACAAACGCCAGATATTCAATTCTCTGCAGCCCGGACAGCTCACTGAGCACCACGGACTGTTTTTCATAATTAAACGTGCCCTGTTTCAGAAACATCATGTTCTCCACCTGCAAAAAAGCCCCGGATAACCGGGGCAAATGATGAGTATCGTCCTGTTAACCTGCAGCGCTGACAGTCACCGCAGCCACAGCCACAAAATTCCCGTCAGCGGTCATGCCCACAATGCTGACACTGCCCTGCTTCACGCCTTTCACCGTGGCTACAAGCCCGTTCAGGGTCACCGTGGCAGTCTGTGGATCTGACGAATGCACACTGATCGCTTTGTCACTGGCTCCGTCAGGTTTTACTGTAAAGGTCAGCGTGGTGGTTGCTCCCACTTTTACACTGGCAGATGCCGGTGCCACCGTCAGCCCGGTAACGCTCACTGTTTCAGTGCCTTCCTCTGCCAGATACGGACGCCCCACACCGCTGATTTTCACAGTGCGGGTCATCACGTCTTTTGAGGCAATGGTTTTACCCAGTGAACTCAGCCAGCCACGGAAAACATCAACAGTACCGTTGGGATATTTGATACGAAACGCGCAGACTTCACCGGAGTCGAACAACTGAACCAGTTTTTTCTGCCCGCTGTCACCCGGACGCCAGGCCAGCGTCGCCGAAGTATCACCGACTGATTTCTGCCCCTGGGTTGTCGTTTTCCAGTCTGCATCTTCATCATCGAGATAAGTATCATCTTCTGCATCAGCGGTCATTTCGCCAGGTTGCAGATCCTTCACCATCGCAAGACGCAGCCAGTCAGTGTCCGACAAAGGGTTCGCAAATGCGTCGCCGTTGCCGGTATACATCCAGAACGTCGTCCCCGCACCTTTCGTCTTTGCCAGTGGATTTGGTGTGGTCATTGCCACCTCCTTAATTCGTGTACGTGATCTGGTACGTGATTTCCGTCATCGCCCAGGTGGCCATCTCATTATCACGTTGATAGTTAAAACCGAGTGGGATCAGGGTGTCGATGAGTCCGGAAAGTGCCGGTACATCATTCAGGGCCGGGAAAATGGTGCTCTCCATCCACATATCCAGCTCTGAATCCGGTGCCTGTGCCCGGATGAAGACAGCAATATGCAGAACAGCCTGCCAGTCATCTTCATCCGTCATTTTTCCGGTGTACTGAGCATCACTCAGCCACACCACCACGGCAGGCAGTTCCTGCGCATCAACAAATGCCGGAAGCCCGTCAAAAAACGTGGCGCTGTCTCCACACTGTTCCCGAAGGCGTGCCAGTACGACCTGGCGGATTTGTGTATGTCGGTTCATCGGGTCAGCCATAACCTCAGTTGTTGTTTCAGTGCATACCCCAGCTGTTTCGGCATTTCCGCAGCAATGATGCGGTCGCGGGCATCTTCAAATGCCTGTGTCAGCGGTCCGGACAGCGGGATTTTCACCACATCAATGGGGTAACGATTTTTGCCATCAATACGCCGCATCACATGCCAGCGACCATTCGCCAGTTGCTGAATAAACGCATCCCGGAAAAGATATTTACCCACCTTCAGCACACTGCCACGGTACTGCAGTTTTCCACCACGCCGGGCCAGTCTGACCCGGGCTATCCCCAGCTTAATGGCGGGCAGATTGCCCCGGTTAACGCGGATCCTGGCCGTCATTTTTCCTGACGGACTGGCTTTAAACACCCGGACACGCTGACGTACCAGTTTCAGGGGGATCCCTTTCACCTGGTTATCTCCCGCAACGGTATTCCCGGCAACCTGCCGGGTGGCAACCGAGACCGCTTTCTGTGCCACACGGTTTATCGCCCATGCGCTGGCCTGTGGCACCATACGGGTATCAAGGCTGTTCAGATTGCGGATGGCATTCTCAAGCCCCTTCATCCCACACCTCTTTACTCAATAAAGATCATTGGCTTACCGTTAAAGCGTTCATGCCGTGTGACCGTCCATTGTTGTCCGTCATAAACAACGCGATCCCCGCGCCGTGGGCGGTATCCCGAAGAAAACACCACCAGAGAGACCGCAGGTCCGGACAGAGCATTCAGCTCTGCCAGTGTTTCTCCCGGGATCACAGTCATATCGACATCATTAATCGAGGCTGTCTTTCCCATCTTTCTGACCGTGATCGCATCCATACGCGCTGCCAGCCGGGAAAAGGGATCAGACATTGAGTTTTACCGGCACTTCTTCTGCACTGGTTCCGGCATCTGCCCAGACAACCCCGACCAGCGGATCAGAGCCGCTGTTAGTCAGCTGAACTTTTCCGGACTTCAGATAAACCTTCTTACCCGTTTTCATGTCATCCGTTTTCAGCTTAGGCAGCATAAACACACCTTCGGTCATGCCGTCGCCTGTTTCACCCTGTGGAATATCGGTCAGCGCCACCGCAAAAACATCACCCACCTGCACCAGATCTCCGCTGCTGATGGCTGCACTGGCAACAATCGCCACCGTTTTTCCTTCTTCTACAAAATTCTTTGCCATAACTGTCTCCGCACAGCCCCGTACAGGGGCTGATTTCAGGTACAAAAAAAGCCCTTACGGGCCATCAGAGTTGTTGTCTGCGACGTTTACGCCGTACATTTCACCAGACCGCGGTGATCAACTGGCGCGACACCGGCGTCAATACGCACTTTCGTTGTCACGCCATCCACACTGAAGCCCTCCATCTGATCAATATATGGCGTATCCACACCGTTGAGATAAGCCACTTCAATCGTATCGGAGCCTTTTGACGCAGCCAGGTAGAAGGTGGTCTGGCTGTTATCATCAAGACGAGGCTCTGCAATAACGGTCGCAAAATCTTTCACCGGGTTAATAATACCGGCGTTAATGTCAGCCCCCTTGACACTTGAGGAGCGAATGACCTGGTTAGCAACAGACTCCATCGCCGTCGGTACCAGTACGAACGCAGGACGAATATTCAGATGACGCTCCCCCTCTTTCTGAACGCGCATCAACTGGCGGGCTTTATCCAGCGATGCCACGTCCATTGCAGCGCTCTCCAGTACGTTTGCATGTTTCGCTTTATCGAACAGACTTACATTATCTGTGGAGATTTTCGGGTTAGACGTCAGAATGGCATAAACCAGATCGGCAATAGTGGATTTCGCCGCACGGCCCAGTTTCATCGGGACATCGGTCAGCATATTCAGATCATCATTGATAATGGCCTGACGGGTGATACTGAACAGCTCGCCATAGGTCGCCAGTGCAATAGTGGCCTGTTTATCTCCGGTGGTGACGTATTTATATTCCGCCCCTTCACGCACCTGACGCAGAGCACTGAAGCCCCCCATACCCACACGATGGGCAATTTTAAAATCAGACAACTGACCTTTCCGCGTCCACTGTTCATAGGTTTCAGGGGCATCTTCCCAGCCCTGCAGAATGGCTTTGTTCGCAACATCCAGCAGAATATTACCGAAGTCAGACGTACTGTGTGTGAACGCCGCACCGACCATCTGCATCGGGTTATAACTGGAAACCCCAATACCCCGTTCAGTCAGTGACATACGGGCATATTCACGCAGGGTCATCCCGTTGTAGACATTATCACGTTCGGTTTTTTCAAATCCGGCACGCGCCATCAGCGCCTGGCGGATCCCGTCCCCCACAAAATTACCGTTACCGGCATAAATATGAGCCGGGGTATTTTTATTGGATGGCGTGGACTCGCGCCCCATCTCGTTCAACAGCTTTTCGCGGGCCCGCTCCAGCGAACATTCAGGATCGGCAAGACACTGAGCCTGCAGCGTCTGATAACGCCCGCCAAACATGGCAAACAGATCATTAATACCGTTTACACGCGCTTTTTGCTCTGCCAGTACCTGCGCACGGATACTGTTTTCATCCACCACGGGTGCTGCTGCCTGCACTGGCGTCCGGGAGGCTGCAGGTTCATCATCCTGTACGCGTGGAGCACTGTTGCGTGGCGGAGTAATCATGTTTCGAATGGATTCCGGCATCTTTTTAAATTCCTCTGTACGTTTTGACTGAATACATGCCATTGCCTTAACGGCTGGCGTTACCTGATCAGCAAATCCATGTGCCAGACATTCGGCACCGGACATCCAGGTCTCATCCGCCAGCATGGCAGCAATTTCATCGGTGGTTTTCCCGGTTTTCTGTGCATAAGCGGGTAACAGAACCGCCTCAACCTTATCGAGCAGGTCGGCATAGGTGCGCATGTCCTCCGCATCACCGCCCGTAAAGCCAAATGGTTTATGAATCATCATGAAGGTGTTTTCCGGCATAATGACCGGGTTTCCCACCATCGCAATGACCGACGCCATTGACGCCGCCACACCGTCGACATAAACGGTAATGGACGCACCATGTGTTTTCAGCGCATTAAAAATGGCGATGCCTTCAAAGACATCGCCACCCGGTGAATTAATATGGAGATTAATGTGGGTGATATCGCCCAGTGCATTCAGATCACTGATAAACTGCTTCGCTGTAACACCCCAGAAACCAATCTCGTCATAAATATAAATATCCGCGTCACTCTGGTGACCAGCCTGCATCCTGAACCAGGAATTATTCTTCGGACTGGTCGTCGGTATGCTGCGGCTCCTGTCGTTTCGTTGCGGCACTGCTGCCTCCTTTATCACTGGCTGGATCGGTATCAAATACCAGATCCAGCTTGCGGTTTTCATCAATTTCGGCCTTGCGCCGACGTTTGACATCATCCGGATTACGACCACCTGCACGTACCCAGTCTGATTCTGTCGCCGCTCCACCACGAATCTGGATTTTCCAGGCCTCAGCCTCCTTAACAGGGTCAATCCACGGCATCACCGGTCCGGAATACACCGCGGTATACAGTGAAGAACGGTCAAGATCGCGGGGTAGCCTGATAACACCGGATGCCACAGCCTGTTTCAGCCAGGCACGATACATCGGGCGGGTGACGGCACCAATAAACCAGTCCTGCAGGATCAGGTAGCCATCAGTAGACTCAACCAGTTCCTGACGCTGGGCGCTGTAAGTACCGTTATAGTTGCGTGCCGTACTGGAAAAACTCAGACGACTGCCCGCCGCCACGGCACGCAACTGACCATTACGAAAAGTTTCAAGGTTAGGATTGGGACGATCCGACTTCACCATTCCGATTTCTTCGCCGGGTTTCAGATCGTCGTAAATAATGCCTGGCTGAATGGTAAGCTCGCGTTCCTTATCCTTGCTGCCATTACCATCCGGTTCATAGCTCTGCCCGTCGCCTTTGCGGATGTACATCCCCAGAGCAGCGGCGATCCTTGCTGCAGTCAGCTCAGAATCTTCATACTCTTTCAGGGCACTGAGGCGGATCAGCACACCGGACAACAAAGACGTCCCGCGCATCTGGTGCAGACGGCGAACAAATTTAAGATGCAGCATTCGCTCTGCATCCACTTCTTTGGTTTCCATCTGCCGTCCGGATACGGGACGGCTTTTATACACCAGATATTTTTCGGGACGCCCCCAGTCATCAACAAACACGCCCTGATTCAGCCTGTTGCTCTCATCACTGGTCATGGGAATAAAGTCCGGCTCGAGCGCCTCCAGCCAGAAATGAACACCGGCAGAAGGCGTCAGGCTGTTTATGCGCCCGGAAACCATCTGGGCAAACACCTCACCATCGCGCAGCCAGGTACGCAGCATCAGACGTTCCAGCATCGGACGGGTAAACTGCCCGGTGACTTCCGGGCTGACAGACCATTCACTCCATCGGGTGCGAATCTCCGCAGCCAGGTCACGGGCAATGGCCCCATTGCGTAATACCGGATGTGGCTCGACAATAATCCCGTTTTTCCCCACCACCCGTTCTTCCAGCTTGTCAAATACACCAATAACCAGATCGTGGTTGTTATCAAGGTAACGGGCCTGCTCACGTAACGACACGGCCCCGTACTGGCTTAACTGGTCGGCAGTTCGGTTTTCCCGCCGGGCTTTGTGTGTCCGCGTCGTTTTTACGGCCTCATAAGCCTGGATCACCGCACGGGAACGCAGCCTTGCCGCTTTCCATCCTGGTGAAAAAACGCCAATCACATCATCAAGAATTGCCATCAGAACCTCGCCAGCCGGTACCCGGGATGCCCCCGTCGTCGTGTAATCAGAGCCGCAAGGCGGCGCTCCCACTCCTGCCGTCCCTGCCGGATCTCAGATAAGTTTTCCATGGTCATCTGCTGACCATTAAAGGTGACGGATTTTCCGTCCAGCACCGCCATTTCAGCTTCCGTATAACGCTGAATCATGGCTTCGATATCATTCTGGTTCATAACCATCCTCCGGAAGTCAGCCAGGGGTTAACATCGTCAGTTACTGTTTTCTTCCGTTTTTGTTTTTTAACAGGCGTGGATACAGGTTCCGGTGTGGGTGACGGTTCGGTACTGTCCGGGACACACTCCAGCCAGGTTTCCCGGCTCGCCCACTCCGGTGCATCCGGCCAGCGGATCTTTTCGTATCCATGCAGAATGACCAGAGCCTCGGCATACACCATCAGGTCAAAAGCTTCGTTGGCACCGCGCCCCGGCTTACTCCATTTCCCATCACTGCTCCGCTCTTCATACGTCAGTTCGTCGTAAAACCAGCTCCCCAGCCAGTCAGGGAAATGCACATAGCCGGGACCTGGCGAGTCACGCCATAACGCGTTATTCACCCGGTCTTTCAGGGCATCCGTCTGAAGAAGCCAGAGCGGCACATCACCTGCGGCCTGCGCCCGTCGGCCCGTTCGTCCGGTGTTATCAGGGAATGTACGGGTGATCAGTTTTGCGCGCCGGATGCTGTCGCCCTTAAACAGGTAAATACGTTTACCAAGGCCATCACGACGGCAACGACGCCAGAATTTATAGGCATTATCAGTGACCCCGTCTTCACCGCCGGAGTCCACCGCCATTGCCATCAGTCGCATTTGTTGAGAAGGATTGGAGGCCAGCGGCCAGCTTTTATGAAAAACATCCGTCAGCAGGACATCCCAGTCTTCCGGATAGCTGGCCGGATCAATTCGCTGGCTCTCCCCGTCGCTGTCACCGCGCAATGACTGCGTGATGTTGTAACGATCAATAATCCAGCGTTCGCCACGGCTGCCATAGCCCGTTACCTGAACCACAAAACGGCGATGACGTCCCGCCTGCACATCCACTGTCGCCACAAGGAAATTAACGCCATCCGGCACACTGCGGGAAAGAACTGGCTCTGCCCGCTGCTCAAGCAGTTCACTTTTTCGTTGCTCCATGCTGGCGCGGGGAAGATAAGGTAATCCCCAGTCGGTATTGATAACCGTCTTGAGTGTTTCTTCACTTCCGGTTGTCTCGTATTCCTGTTCTGCAGTAAGCAGTTTGTAAACGAGTTGCGAGAGTGTCTGGTAAGCAGCTGCCGGACCCTCCATCCAGAATGACGCAATACGTGAGCGTCGGGGATCACCATAACGACTGCCATCCGCATTGATGGATTCACCATCCCGCAACCAGACCCCACGTCCGTTCAGCTCACGTTTTTGTTCAGGCATAATCCGTCCTGAACAGGAAGGACACTGAATATAAGCCGCCTCACTTGCCAGCACGGGATCGGCAATATCACGGAAACCAGCAACCACATCGCCGCAGGGCTGAAAATACTCACCACAGTGTGGACAGGGCCAGTACCAGCGACGGCGATCACCACGGTTATAGAGCGACAGGATCCCCGTGGTTGGTGGAGCCTCATGCGGTGAAGTCCGTCGCCATTTCACATCCTTCACATCCCTGCCGGGGGAACTCTCCACCAGCGTCATACCGCTGGACATAAATGTGGTGGTACGTTTTGAGGCAAGAGAGAAGGCATCCCCCTCGCCATCAATATCTTCCGGAAAACGGTCATAATCCGTCAGCGCGACGCATTTATAATCTGATGAGGACATGATATTGACTGACGGCCAGCCGATTTTCAGGTAGTTGCCAGCAAGGAATGTTCTGTCATAAACGTTGTTGTCATTTTTGTTCGGACTCAGGCGACTGACCACTTCCGGGCTGACGCGAAACGTTCTGGCGAGTCGTTTTTTGGAGTGTTCGCGGGCTTTTTCCTCCGTCATCTGAATGATCAGCATATCAGCAGGATCGCAAATCACGTTGTAAATCACCCAGCCGTCAATCAGGCCGATAGTCTTGCCGGTTCGTGCCGGGCCAACAAATATCACTGCGTCGTATTCACGCGAGGCCAGGCAGTTCATCGGCTCAATAACATACGGTGCCACCAGCGGATCCCACGGGACTGAGTTCCCTGCCCCCATGGGCACCCGCATATACTGAGCAACGGCATCAGCAACCCGCATTCGTCTCGGTGCTCGAAGGATATAACCTGAATCGGTTCGTGCTGCCTTTGCGGTTTCCTGATTCAGCATTACTCCTCCTGCTGTAATTCCTCCTCATCATCCGCACCTGCTTCAGTCACCCGCAGGGCTATCTGATCGCGCAGATCATCAATAATGAACTGAACACGGCTCACAGCGGCAGGCTGCAGACCGCAGTCACGTTCAAGAATATCCGGTAATGTCTCCAGCACCTGCACGACCGCTTTTGCCCAGATGGCAAACTCCCGTCTGACATCACTGGCCGGAATGAGTTGTGCCGTTTCCTGTTCGAACTTAAGACGCTCACGTTCAGACTGATACCAGGCTTTGCGCTCATGCGCGTCCATTTCGCCTTCTGCAACCGGCGGTGGTAATGCCAGAAATGCCGACACAATATCAACCACCCGATAAAGCTTGAGGTTGCTTTCATGCCCCCCTGCAACGGGTAGATTTTGCAGCCTTGCCGCAGCAGTCTGGCGATGTACACCTGACAGTGCCGCCAGTTGACTGATATTCAGCGTCAGATTTTTCAACTCTCGATCCATACCCGCTCCAGAATGTTTTAAACATGCATCTTGCGAACAACTTTAGGCAAACGGTGTTAGTGATGAACAAAAAACAATCAAAATCGACACCATAAAAATAAAACCACTGTAATATCAATCTATTACAGTAGTGGTGATGACGAATGAAATTTCAAAAACTAGCCTTTTTCCGCGACGCTCCCGCCCCGTGGCAGGCCACCCCACCGGGAGGACCCGTCAGCCTGACAGCTCTGACGAGCGTCTGATACAGCACCCTGCATGAATGGCATCGGGATAATCCAGAAAGGCATAGCATCATGCTCACAAGAATCAGTGTAAGTGTCCTGTTTCTTCCACCCCCGCACAGGACTGGCGAGCATGAGGGACAAACCCGCGAATCATAAACGCGGTAAAAACCCGGTGTGTATCGTTTTTGATTATTCCCGCACACTCGCGCAGAAGGAGTTCCCCGTAGGGCTACGGTCATGGTTAATGCGGGAATACGGCGACGATACAGCGCATAATGTGTCAGGCTTGAATACCTTTATCGAATCCCGGTAACGAATTCTCCTGACGTTCCAGTCAGGTGATGATATGCATGGTGAGATTCAGATATGAAAAAGCCCCGCTAAAAGCGAGGCCATAAATCACTTAATATATTATTGAGGACGCTGGAGTAATCCGTGCTGAGCGAGAGTTAGAGCAATGTCATAAGACCCTTGCCTGTCTTTATAGCAAGTTTTATCAACTAGCTCAGCTTTGCTAATTCCGGGCAAATCAAGAATCAGATTCGCAACTTCAATTGCCCTTTGGTACAACTTACCGCCCTTTTTCTCTCCATGCTGTGGTTTTACATTCTTGAGGTAACCGCTATCCGCCAGGGCGAGAAATGTTGCCCTTGGGCATACCTTCTTTCTTGACGATTCGCTTTCTGTAACCTCAGCGACAGCTGCATCCCATGCATCACGAGGAGGCATTGAGCTATCAGCAACCAAATGATAAGCGATTAAAGCAGCGTGAGCGTATTGAGACATAATGCATCCATATACAAAAATCTTATGATAAGACTTTTCTAATATGAACACTGTGATCTCACATACTCTTGCAGGCCATTCAATTGTTTAGTTATGGTTTCGATGCGCTCTCTGAGAACGAAATAATCCCGTTGAGCGGTGTCAGTAAGTCTGGGGCTGGAGCCATCATCCACGCCGGAGGTGGCGGTGGTTTTATGCATGTCCGGACAGACTGCTTTGACGCGCAGCCACTTACGGCCAGCAGAAACATCAGCACGAAGACTTTCGATAGTCGCGTTAGCATCAGCAAGCTCCTTTGTGTATCTGGCGTCGAGTTCTGCTACATCACGTTGACGCTTCTGCATGTCAGCGATGATGTACGTGGCTTTATCGCGCTGTTCTTTATAGGTAATGGCGTTACCACGGTAATGATTAACAGCCCATGACAGACAGACGATGATGCAGATAACCAGAGCGGAGATAATCGCGGTGACTCTGCTCATACCTCAATCTCTCTGACCGTTCCGCCTGCTTCTTTGAATTTTGCAATCAGGCTGTCAGCCTTATGCTCGAACTGGCCATAACCAGCACCCGGCAGTGAAGCCCAGATATTGCTGCAACGGTCGATAGCCTGACGGATATCACCGCGATCAATCATAGGTAAAGCGCTACGCTCTTTAATCTGCTGCAATGCCACTGCGTCCTGGCTTTTGGGGGAGAAGTCTTTCAAACCAAGCTGTTTACGGTAAGCATCCCACCAACGGGAAAGAAGCTGGTAACGTCCGGCGGCTGTTGATTTGAGTTTGGGGTTTAGCGTGACAAGTTTGCGAGGGTGATCAGAGTAATCAGTAAACAGTTCGCCGCCAACAATAACATCATAACCGTGATTACGTGTCGGTTGTCGCCCGTTATCCGTTCCTTCTGACCAAGCCACCATATCAAGGAAAGCTTTACGCTGGGAATTTAGTACCTGCATAAATTACTCCTTAGAGCCACCAAATTTGTTACCGATTACTCGCATTGCAGCCCCACGAATAGCATCGACACCGATCAGCCCCACCCCACCACCAATGGCAACAGAAAGTGATTTAGGCCATCCGACATACTCAAGAGCGGATGCAAAGGTCAGCGTCAGAGCGCCACATAGCAAAATCTCGAGCGTTTTTCGCTTCCAGCCACCACCACCGCCAAAATAGGCGATGCGCAAACCAGCCATAACGATCGACATAATCACTGCACCCAGCGGTGTGTCTCCACGCCACCAGCTCTGGACCAAGTCCAGCCAGGTATTTGGGTTATGAGGCATTTCGTCATCTCTCACCTCGCGATATTTGCGGGTGCTGTGTTGGAAATAAAAAGGCCACGCAACGTGGCCACCAGAATTATTTCCCCACCAGTTCACTTACCTCTTTCACCGTCTGATTAAACCGCTCTGACTCAAGTTCAACACCTAACGCCCGACGCCCCAGCGCCATTGCTGCTTTTATTGTGGAACCGGATCCCATAAAGAAATCAGCAACCAGATCACCAGGTCGACTACTGGCATTGATTATTTGCCGGAGCATATCCGCCGGTTTCTCGCACGGATGTTTACCCGGGTAGAACTGAACGGGCTTATGCGTCCAGACATCGGTATAAGGCACGGAGACTGATACGGAGAAATAGCGCCGGAGAGATTTAAACTCATCCAGCAATTCAGAATATTTGCGATTCAGTGAATCATAAGATGCCACCAGCTGGTGGTGTGGTTGTTCCAGTTGTTGTTCCTGAAACTTCTCTGCCGCTATACGGGAAAACAGTGCCTGTAACTTCCGATAGTCAGCCTCATTCGGCAACTGCCACTGACTGGCACCAAACCAGTGGGAAACCATATTTTTCTTACCTGTGGCTTCGGCAATTTGTTTTGCCGTTATACCCAGTTCGGCACGAGCATCCCTGAAATACGATATCAGCGGTGCCATTATGTGCTGTTTGAGTTCCCTTTCTTTTGCCGCATAGCCGTCACTTTTGCCGCGATATGGCCCCTGGTAATGTTCAGCAAACAGAACGCGCTCTGTGGCAGGAAAATATGCGCGCAGACTTTCTTTATTACACCCATTCCAACGTCCGGACGGCTTCGCCCAGATGATATGGTTAAGCACGTTGAAACGTTCACGCATCATGATCTCAATATCAGATGCCAGGCGATGCCCACAGAACAGGTAAAGGCTTCCGGCAGGTTTTAACACCCGCCAGAACTGGGCCAGACAGTGGTCCAGCCACTTAAGGTAATTTTCGTCCCCTTTCCACTGATTGTCCCAACCGTTAGGTTTCACCTTGAAGTAAGGCGGATCGGTAACAATCAGGTCAATGGAATCATCAGGCAGGGACTGAATAAAATGCAGGCAATCAGCGTTGATTAAATCAACACTGTTTATTTTTACAGTATTTTTCATGGATCAGTAAGCGTAACTCTGGTAGGCTCACTCTGCTTTTGCGCTAAAGCAGTGGGCCGTGGTTCGCTTGTGACCAGTAAGCATGAGCGAATGGCTGGCAGGTGCTACCAACACCCACCAGCCGCCCATTTTCACAGCAGGAAACCGCCATTACTGGCAGCGTCTGAATTTATTCCCGTACCCGCCGTTATCCTTCGCCAGACCCGCCAGAACTAACTGAGTCAGTATTAACTGGCACCGGGCTTCGCTTACTCCGGTAGTTCTCGTCATCATGCGTGGCGTTACCCACTTGCCAGCAGGTAAGAAATGAAGGACTGCGGCGGCGGTTTCTGTCATATCTTGCTGTTTTAGCATGTCTTTTCCCTTCTGGTTAACATGACATACCAATAACTCTTGTCTAAAAAGCCAGCAAGATAAAAAGCCAGTATTCACGACCACCAGCGTGTTTACTGTACTGCACAAGGTTTACAGGTACAAAAAAACCGCTCAGCGGCGGGTTTAAGTTGTGTGGCGAAGTAACCACTCTTAACACGATATAATACTTTTTGCGTACGCGTTAGGATTTTTATAAACTATGCGTCCCCATTCTCGCTATCTTTAGTCGGTCCTGGAATACACATGAAAGTTAGAAGCATAGGATTTACAATAAATAACAATAACAAAAATATTAATACCGTTGACGTAATGAATGCTTTTATCAACGCATCAAACAGAGAACACAGTCGCACAGACTATACTCGTAAAATTCTCATTTCGGATGTGAATGATTTCTATTATGGATTAGTTGTCACATTCAGAAACCAAAAAAAGAACTGTAAGTCGCAATTTGTTGATGGTAAATTCCAGCTTAAAATTGAAGATCTTCAAGGAAGTGACAAACTTGCTAATTTCAACTTTTTCTTAATTAAAAAATCTAATCTTTCTGGTCTCTATATGTATCACCACGGTTCATGCAGTCTGAACACTCTCTTTTCTCATTTAGAAACAATAAGTAATGAATTTATCAGAAATCAAAATAAAGAAGAAATAAAAAAACTTGGTGATAAACCAAAACAAAAAGAAGTAACTGCAATAAATAAAAAATACAAAGAAAGACTGACTTTCAGCCTTATGACAAATAAAAACAACATTCAGAGTGTTTTATGTCAATTCAAAGAGATTAAAAGCACAAGCTTTAAATTTAATTATATAGATTTTAAAGGTGGACCAATGACTGCGCTTGAACAATTTGTTAACACCACCACAATAGATATGAATTTTAATTCTAGCGACAGAACAAAAGTGCAACAACTATCTCAGAATCTTTCAAATATTTATAATTCTATGAGTGGAGTTGCTAAAGCACAGGTTATTGCAGTAAACCATGCAGGAATAGAAAAAACCATTGATTTTATGAACTGCCCTGTTTTTTTTGAAACATACGATTTCGATATAATTGCCGATAAAGTCAATGGATTGACAAACGATAATTATACAACAAACCCTGTTTTTGATATGATAAAAGAAGAAATGCTGAACGGGACGAATAAAAATGCCTTTATATGAATGGCTAATAAATAAAAGATTGAGGTATCAGTACCTTACACTGCTTGCATTCTCGATCCTGGCATTGCTTGCACTTTACCTATTGTACAGAAACACACCTAAAGTAAGTGTTAACTTTTTTGATTTTTATCATAAAAACTTACGAGGCTATCTCTTCTCCGGTTTTATTTCCGTGGGCTCATTTTTATTGAGCCTGCATACCTTTGTCATAATAAATTTACGCGATAAGGTTTTTGCAACTCAGGAATATAAGGAAATTTATAGCATTGCCACTGGTATACCTATTGACAAAATCAATGATAGTGTACTTTATAAACCTTTAGACAATTTATCCTCATTTATTAATACATCAATATTATGTTCTATCACAACAGCAATTGCACAATTCACTATTGGACTTTCAACTAATTTATATGCATGCTTATTTTGCGTATGGCTTGCAATACTAACGGTATTTCTTTTATTACATTGCCTCATCATAATCAGACAAAATATTAAAATTTTATTAAAGCAACAGAGAAAAAAAGGGGGGTAATTCCCCCTAATATTACAACATTGAAAGCACACCATCCAGAAAACCAAGAGCTGTTTGCAACTCTTTTCTTATTGTCCCATCAGAACACTTCTGCTTCTTTGCAATAGTTCTTAGTGAGATGCCGATAACAAAATGAGCAATAACCAACTCATACTCTTCGGGCTTATATTTCCGCAATCGCGCAACACAGCTGTCAATCATGATTCCTTCATCATCATCGCATTGTTGGCGTGTTTTCTTTCCATGAGGTAGTAAACCTTTAAACCCTGCAGCAACAGGCTGCCAGTCCACACCACTGTTATCTGCTGCAGCCCATGCACCCCAGCGGTCCAATACTTCATACATATCACGCATCAACTTTCTCCACAAAATCAGGCCAGCACGCCAATTGCCAGTGCACGATCGATAAAACGAAATATCAGCTCCAGCTGGGAGCCATACTTCTCTTCAAATGCCACGGTATCCGCATGCAGCTCGTCGTGATGCTTTCTGCACAAAGGCAACACAAAGAGGTCATGCGCTTTTGTAGCCATTCCACCCTGACCGTGACCTATCAGGTGGTGGGGATCATCAGCAGGTTTTCCACAACATGCACACGGCTGTGTCTTAACCCAGCGCGTGTACTTTTCATTAACCCAGCGGCGACGTTTTGGGCGTAACATAAAAGACTCCGGCGACTCCGGATCCACTTTCAGCGCCAGCACCTTTTTCGCTTTATTCTGGATGATGCTGGTGGCGGGAACCGAAGGCACAAGGTCACTTTCCCGGGTGACAGACGGCACAACAGGCTTCGGTAATCTCAGTGCCTTACGGGCTGCACTTTCCGGTAAGGCATCCGCCAGGTCATTACGAATCAGCCACCAGCACAGTTCCGGCATTGTCACAACGTGACTGTCATCAAAACCGAGATCCCGACGCACAACAGACAACACCCAGCGGGTACAGTTATCCGTTGCCATTGATTCCAGCCGTTCCGTGAACTGATCGCGCAGCTGGTTATCGCAGTGCCAGCACAGACGGATTGCGCCCGGAGCGTGTCGCATTGTTGTCATGTTCTCGCTGTGCCAGTCGGAATGAGGCCACTGGCAGCCTTTTTCACGAAGTAACCAGCTTTCAAGACATTCCACGCCACCAGCACGACGGATCACTGCCTCATTGCGGAACACGGCCCGAACGGCAGGATCATCCGCCAGCGGTTGTGATGCCGCCGGAACGGCACCACTGGCGAAAGATGAATAACGTTCCGGCTCAGGCTCCAGCAGGACACGCCCCTGCATAAACAGGGGCATCAGCTCTGAACCGGGCCTGAACAATACGATCCCCATACGCGGGGCAATTTCAGGGGTCAGTAGTGCTCTCACGGTCACCTCAATGAACGGTATCGAGCAGCTTTAACAGCTCAGGGAATCGGGATTCGAAGAAATGCGGCTGCGTCTCGCGCGGATTTGCGGGACTGGTGATGTTTTTGCCGAACATGCAGCCTTTCGCCGTCAGCGACCAGAATTTTTTGATGTTGTTAATCGCAGTGCGGCTGTATCGTTCACGTTGTTCAACGATCCCCAGCTTCGCCATCTGGTGATATGCCTGATTAGCCGTCAGGCGTATACCATACTGTTTCAGCAGTGCACTCAGTGACAGTGTCGGGCGACTTGAGCCATCGTGTGCATCAGCAGGAGCATCAATGGCATAGCGCGGTGCCAGATTCGGTAAGCCAACAGCCTCCTGAAGTTTCTGACAGGCACCAAGCACTGATGAGTTAGACAGATTTAACTCCCGGCGCATAAAGTCCAGCAGAATCACGCCAGCCTGCATCTTGTCAGCAGCCTGCCCGGATAATTTTTCCGGTGCGCTGGTTACCATGTCGAAAGTGCGGATCACCTTCAGATGGAATGACGGGCTGATCCACATTGCATAGGCATACACCAGTTCCTTACAGACATATGTTCCGCCATTCCGCCCTTCTATTTTACTGACAGGTTTACTACCCAAATTTTGGGTAGTTTCATTGAATGAACCGACACCCAGATTTTGGGTATCGATCAATTCCTGAACCAGCTCAGTAATCTGTTGGCTGGAAAGAAACTTTCCCGGCTCCTTGGTTCTGGCATTTGCACCAGATGCTACTGCTGCGCGATGCAGATCGTTCAGGCTGTAACGTCCATAAGCATCACGACGAACTTCAATACCATCAATGACCATCAGATTATTCATACTTCGTTTCTCCTCTTAATCAGGCGGCTGCACCCGCCGTTTTCTCGTACTTACTGATAGTGATCTCGACCTTCCCTTCCGGGATAACCGGTCCCCACTCCACCAGCATTCTTTTCACCTGACTGTCGTCTTCCCACACACCCGCGTGGGTCAGGGCGTCAAACAGCGCCTTGTTATAGTTGTCCAGATCGCGGATCCGGTTATCCGGAGGAAACAACACGATCTCCACTGAAGCAGGTGCCGACGTTGGTTTTGGCAGACGACGTAACTGCTCAACTATTGCTGCACACGCCGCGCTCTGGAATTTGCGCCCCGCCGCGCTTATCAGGCTCTTACCTGCAAACGCCCCTTTGTTGGGGTGTCGCCAGTACGTGTTCACGCTGGGCGGAAAAGGCAGGATCAGCTTCATGCTTTCAGGCCCCTCTCATGTAACCAGTGGGTTGCACGCAGCCTTGCGTTTTCCTCACCGGCAAGCAGTGAGCGGATAATCCCGACCGCCTCGCTGTCGTCGTCCTTCACCGTGGTATGAAGCGTTATCCCCCGGGCCACGCCACGCTTTATCGTGATGACGCCTTTTTTCTCCAGTGCGCGAAGATGCTCCACCGCTGCATTCACTGAACGGTATCCCAGCATGGTTGCCACCTCCTGATTGGTTGGCGGGAAGCCACGTTCTTTCTGGTAAGAAATCAGCATATCCAGCACCTGCTGCTGGCATTGAGTTAATGTCGTCATGCCGCCATCTCCCTGACCAGTTTTTCCGCCTGCTGGCGAACCTGCGCCAGAAAGGCCTCACCACATGCCTCAAGTTCATCGCGCCCGATGTAGCTGATTGCCGGTCCCTTCCAGGTCTTGTCGAAAACAGCAATAGCACCAGCGAAGAAAGCGCCTGTCGGCACCTGCTTCTCGTCCTTCGGGATAAACCAGGCTGGCAGTTCAAAACCAATACGCCCGCGAATAAAAGCAATATGGTCTGCATCTTCCGGCCACCAAACTTCGCTGGTGGCAGCTTTGATCAGGAAAACATAGCGCCCACCTTTATCACGCATGGCACTGGCATGTTTCATGATGTAACGCATGCCGGTGATGTATTGCCCCTCATGCTGACTGGCGCGGCTGTACGGGGGATTACCAAAGGCAGCACCTTTAAGCTCCGCAAGACGTTCAGACCAGTCATGCGCCAGCGCGTTGTCTTCCGCAGTGTAATAAGCGGCACATTTGGCGTTATCACCATCAGTGAACAGATCCAGAACAAACGGGCCAAACAGGGTGTTAATTCCCCAGAAAATGTTGTCCGGCGTGCGCCACTGATCGCCCACTTCCTTCAGTTCATGGGCTGGTTTGTTCCGCAGCTCCACCAGCGCCTGGCAATATTTATTACTCATTAAGCCCCCACGTAATTCCCTGACAGATACCACTCTTCACCCGATGCAGCGCGCTTGCTGCTTTTCCGTAAGCACCGCTCACGATGCGCCAGAAAATTGTTTCGTTCTGGCTGGGAGTGGCTTTCACGGAATGCCGCCATCCACACCGTTGCAGCTCGACGGAATAAGCCCCTGGACTCCAGTTCTTCAGCCTGGCGGGTCAGGCACAAAATCACCCGGGGGTCGTTAGTGCCGACATAGAAATTGCGCACAGGTCTGGTTTCACGAACAGATTGTGGTTCCGGCTCCTGCGCTCTCTCAGTCAGGCGCGGGAAATGTCTGCGTGTATCTCCTTCACAACGGTGAGCCACACGCCCACTCTGACGTAACTTGCTTGCTGACTGCAGAACGCGCTGCCGTGAGTAACCAGCAAAAGCATCCGCAATGTCTCCGGAAGTACACCCCGGATGGGCTTCAATGAATTTCTGAACTTCATTCAAAAGACTCATAATCACCCCCTGAATCCTGCCGGGATCTGGCTGTAGTCCACGTTGTCGTAACTGGCTTTGAAGTACGGGTCCTCGCGTCTGGCTGCAGATACTGCAGGAACTTCCCAGGATTCTTCGAAATGACGATCCGGACCAAAGAACGTGACAGCCTGTTTCACAAATTGTGTGCCGCTGTTACCCATCGCAGATACCCAGCCCGCGTAGCGTTTCACACCTTCCAGCATGGTTTCGGGGTTTACCCCCTCATTCAAACGGGCTTTCCAGGCTTTGAAGGCTGCAGATTTTGAATTGCCACCAGCACGTTTGGGATAGGCCAGCCATGCCTGCTCAAACTCCGGAGAGTATTCCGGTCGGTTTGAACGAACTCGCACAGACTCATCAGCAGATGCACCAACAGCTATTGGTTCATTGACTGGTTCTTTGACTGGTTCAAAAGAGTGACTGGTTCTGGGTGAATCTCCTGCACTACCCCCTGGTGCAACTCCTGCACTACCTGGTGAATTTGCTGCACCAGATAGTGAATTATTTGCACTACCCCCTAGTGAATCTCCTGCACCATCAAGATGAAGGAGATAGATATTACTTGAGTTACCTTTTTCACCTTTCCGGGTGACTTTTTTTACCAGCCCGGACTCACAAAGGGCCGCAATATGATTCATCACAGAACGTTTGCTAATCTCGCACTGGTCAGCAATATGCTGGTAGCTGGGCCAGCACTCACCCTGATCGCTGGCATTATCAGCCAGCTTGATCAGAACCAGTTTTCGCAATGGATTACCCACTCGAATTTTCATCGCTTTAACCATCAGCTCCATACTCATGCTGCACCTCCGAGATGCTTCATGTTTTTTCCGGAGCGAAAGGCTATAAGCGGCATACTGACGCGGTAATTACGGCCCAGCGGTTCACAAACCACCTTCTGACATTCACGGTCAACCAGGCTAACACGTAGAACATGCCCTGCAGGCGTGGTGTACCACTGCCCAACTGTAGGAATTGATGTTTTTTTGCGCTGAAGCAAACGGCAAATATTGAGGATCAACGGATTAAGCATGACGATGCCCTCCGCTGATATTCAGGAGACGGTGAATATGAAAATTAGCCTTATCCGCCAAACGGATACGTTCAGCCTGCAAGTTAAGAAGGGTTTCTACCAGAACCTGATGCGCCTGCGGATCCGAAAGAGTTACCTTGCGCAGAGCACGTAGTGCAGTTGTTACATAACTGAGTTTATGTAAGTCTTCATCATTCAGACGAGTGAGGGCTGGGACAGTAGCCATGATGGCAGCCTCCGATAACAGTGAATTACCTTCACCACCGGAAACGCCAATTTCGCTGGTGGTGAACTGAACGGGGTTGGCGTAACCGGCGTTATCGGAAACCGGCGCACCTTTCAGTGCCCCCGTCCAGCCCACCATAATTTGGGTGTGCGCAGACGCAGACGATAAAAAAGACGCTGGCGCGTCATATATCGCCGATAACATTTCCAGGACGCCAATCCCGGCACCCGCTTTATAAGGTGCCTGAACAGTGTAACGTCCCGGAATGGCAGAATCAATGTGCTGGTGGTCCTTCACACTCAACAAAATCACGCCTGAATTTCCACAAAGGACTAAAGCACTCATGCGGGTAGTCTTTGCGAAGATAGATAACGCGCTGTGTTTCTGGCTCCCAACGAATAACATGAACATAAAGTCCTCTTCCGTCACGAAACCAGCGGTTAAGTTCCTGCACAACTCGCCCCCCACAGTCAGGTAAAGTTCTCTGTGGTTACTTACAGCCAGGTGATTTGGTAATCTGCATTCATGCCGTAACAACAGGTGTGCAGCGACACTGACCACCAGCTGTTGCGACAAACGGTTATTTGCCGTTAAACTGTTCATGCGTTAGTTTCTCCACAGACACAAAACGCCACGACGCCCGGAGCTGCACACTCGCGGGCGTCACTCTTTTCTGGAACGCAGAAAATTTTGTAGACCAGTGCCGCATGCTCCTGGAGCTTCGAAATTGACAGATACAATTCATCATTAATTGCTGTCTGCTCGTGTGGCTCCACTACCCCATCTTCGATTGCCGAACGAATCTGCTTTGAGTAACTCCCGATCTGTTCGATGACTTCCAGCAGGCGCTGGTTTATATCTGCGTTCTCTACTTCCTCAATTTCAGGAAGCGATACAAACACCCCACCAGCAGACTGTGCGACAGCATCCGCAATGTAGTGAGTGCCAGCAGCACGCTGTAAAACCATTGCCCATCCCAGCGGGAAAATCTGATCGCCATCGGCACGAAGGCGGTTAAATAATGCGTTCTCTGTTACATCCAGCCAGTCAGCAGCTTCAGCGTAACCCCCAGGCAACGCTGCGATAGTTTTTCTGACAGCTTTCACGAACCACTCAGGCTGTTTGTCTACTTTCCAGTGATGCTTACCCACGGTTCACCTCCTGTTCCTGTGGTTTAAACCCATTCTGGTTTTGGCTAGATTGAAAACGTGCCGGATAAAGAATCTGCATTTCGCTGATTTCACCCTTAAAAAAATTGGCTAAACGTTCTGCAAGCTCGATAGATGGAATCTGTTCCAGCCTCTCAATACGACTCAACGTCGCTGGATTGACTTGAACACCCGCAGCAACATGCTGCAAAGTGAAACCATGCGCCTTACGCACATTTCGTAATGGTGATTGCATATACCCTCCAAGTATTGCGCGTTATGCATGTTATTTCACGCAAGTGTTTTGCGCAAGTTGATTTGCTTATCACGCAATAAAGAAATGTAATAAACGCATGAACATAGGAAACCGAGTCAGACAACTTCGCCAAGCGAAGAACATGAAAATCGCCGATCTCGCTGAAGCAATAGGAGTAGATGCGGCGAACATCTCGCGCTTAGAAACGGGTAAGCAGAAACAATTTACCGAACAAACACTGAGTAATATTGCCAAGAGCTTAGGTGTTGATATTGCTGATCTCTTTACCTCTGCCCTCAAAAGTAATACTGTATATAAAAACAGTAATGATGAGGATGTTGCGCAGGTGAAGGATGTGTTCCGTATTGAAATGCTGGATATCAGTGCCAGTGCGGGAAATGGCCTTATCCAGGGCGGTGATGTCATTGATGTGATTCATGCCATCGAATACAGAACTGATAATGCTGTATCAATGTTCGGCGGACGACCAGCCAATCACATCAAAGTTATCAACGTTCGTGGGGACAGTATGTGTCCAACCATTGAGCCAGGAGATCTCATCTTCGTTGATGTCAGCATCAATCAGTTTGATGGTGATGGTATATATGTCTTTGGTTTTGATGACAAAATATACGTTAAAAGACTTCAAATGATTCCTGACAAACTGCTGGTGATTTCTGATAACCAGATTTACCGTGAATGGGGAATTACTAGCGAAAACGAACACCGATTCATGGTCTTTGGAAAGGTCTTAATCAGTCAGTCGCAAACCCTTAAGAGACATAATTAACTTCAATATCCCATCCATCGGCCACCGAAAGGTGGCTTTTTATCACCCATCATTTTGCACATCTCGCAAAATATTGCTTGCACATCTCGCATTTTAATTTTATCTTTTGTTCCAGACCAACTACAGGATTACAACAAAATCTGGTTGCAACACGGTGCATGGTGCATGTGTCGTAAGCGGTCAGTAAATGTCAAAAACGAACAGTCAGGACGACCACGAAGTAGCCGCCTGGGGCATATGAAGTCCAGGATGATTCGTTAGCAACAAAAAAGCGCCCTATAGGACGCTTCGCTCTTTAACAATCTGGATGACTTATTACTCAGATTTGAACTTTGGTTCTGGCAAAAGAGGAGGAGTTGAGTCCTCGAATCGTAGCCAGTGCTCCCAGATATCGTGGGATTGTAATTCCAGAAGACCAATTTGACGTGATGCAACTGCAGTGCCAGCTATAGTTCCTCCTGCATAATCAACCTGGACGGACTTTGACGCTTTCTCAATTAATTCTGTCCAAGCTTCACTTTCCGCGTTAAAAGAAGCAGTTAATTCCTGCAGACGCTGTGGATCATCCTTGTTGTCTTGTTTCAAACGATTCAGGGCGGCCACCGAATACTTATTCTTAACCCAACTAACCTGAGCTAACTGAACTCTCTGACAAGCGTCCATATCAGTAGTTGTTTCCTGAGGCATATCAAAGCAGGAAATAAAAAAAGTCTCAACACCATCATTTAGACTACTGCTCGGCTGGTTCAAAGCATCAGAAGCATTGGATGCTATCGGTATTATCAGTGCTACCGACAGAATCAAACGTTTAACATAAATCGCTCCCATTTAATTATCCCCTCTAAGAACAGAGTCATCCAGATTAGCCGAATCCTTGTTGTTGGGGAATAACCAGGCCCACCTCGCCTGATGTGGCTAAAAGCAGGCACATAACAGCTAAGTATTTTCAACCAGAGAGAATCCTTAGCGTTGTGGTGAATGCGGCTCAGCGCACGCGGGTTAAGGTTGAGGCTGACAGTCGACCTTCTGTGGATACCCACCCGCCTGGTGTGCAACCTTCGCCAGGCACCGGGAGGCACCCGGCACCACAACTTTATGCTGTGTGTAGTCCTGGCGGTACCAGCTTGTACCCTTGCTTCCGGCTGGTACCGCTCTTTTTACAAAACAGAGAAGAGCATCACCGGACGACGGGCTCATAACCCAATCCATCCGGGCGGCTGCCACCGCAGGTGTTCTTCTCTGTTTTGTGGAGAAACCAACCGACCTTGCAGGGTCGATATGATGAGGAGCAGCAAAATGGCTAGCGAACGCAGTACTGATGTGCAGGCATTTATCGGGGAGCTGGACGGCGGCGTATTTGAA